GAACCACTCACTGATCCGCCACCACCACCGGCAGCAGTGATACCCAACTGGCGAGCCAATGCAGCTTGCTCATTCGGGTTCAGGTTTTTGGCTTCCTGATTGTAGTAGTACTGCTTGTCATCAGAAGTCAGTGCCAACTGATTCACACGGTTTGCAGCAGCCGCTACATCACGACTTTCACCTCGGTTTTCCTGAGCAACATCAAGACCAAACTGGTTGGTGTTGTTGTTGATATTGGAGCCAGTGAAAGACAGGCCATTACGATACATCGCAGCCTGTTGATCGGGAGTCAGACGACCAATTACATCACCGTTCTGTTGCTCTAATGCCTGAGCACCACGGGTATCACCAGAGGCATAAGCCTGTTGGATCCGTGCCAAGATTGGAGCAGCAGCATCAGTATTAGCATCCTGACCTTTAGTACGGTCAAACTGATACGTCCGGTAGTCCAGAGCTTGCTGACTCGCAGCATTCTGGATCAGATCAGCAGATCGGCCTTGCAGTGCAGCTAAAGTACGAGCGTCAACCTTTGATGCGTCAACACACTGTAGCAGTGAACCGTTTTGCAAAGCAGCCTGATAAGCCTGTGGATCAGTAATCTGCATGGCATTCTGCAATGCAGCACCATTTGCCTGATCCGTTTGAGCCTGTCCAAACTGAGCCAATCCACGAGACAATGCATCAGAAGCATTGCCAAACAGATAAGCAGTGGTGCGAGCACCATCGACACCACTCGACAGATTGGGGGCATCAACATTACGCCAAGTCAATGCAGCCATTATTTACCCTTACTTAGAGAGTTTGTTTTTATCAATGTACGATTGAGTCTGATCAGGACTCCAACCTTCCATTGAAGCACGAGCAGTGGCTTTGTCAGACAGCGACGTATTGTACGACTTAATCTGATTAGCAAGGTTGGTATTGGTAATCTGTTTAGTGTAATCGAACTGATTGTTCGCCAGCTTATTAGACTGGAATGCACCCCACAGATTGCTCAGAGCAGTCAGGCCAGATAATCCCAACTGGAAGGTTGGAATATTGGCACCAAGCGTACTCTGTGCTGAGCCAGTAAGAGCACCTGCACCACCAGCTTGAGCACCGTTATTGTTGCCCAGCCAGTTAAACTGCTGTGCATTTCCAGTACCACCATTGAGGGTACTGAAGTCCATACTGCCGTAGTTTGTTGTGGTTGGATCAGTAGCAACTCCGAGTGACGGAGTGTACTGCGGCCCAAAGTTCAACGAATCGGCAGACGGAGTGTAGCCACCAAAATTCATATAAGATCCTCAGCTTACATCTAGGGATGTGCTTGTCGTAATATCAACGAAGTTCTCAAGCAGTGAATACGACATTTCAGCAATATCAGCACCAGTCATGAGAGTACGGCTAATAAACGAGTCCATGCTTTCATAAATGTGTTGGGTAGCATCAGTCAATGTCACAGGGTCAATGATACCTCTATCTGTGCCAATTACATCATTATACTGCTGAGCAATAGCTTTTGACTGATCGTTATATCTTTCAAGCAGAGCATTGGTTTCGCCCACAGTTTCCTGTACAGCAGCTTGCATATAGCCAGCATAACCATTACCCGCTGCAACAGTCAGCTTAGTCAGGTTCTCTGCCGTAGTGAGTGAAGAGAAGCCCTGTGCTACGGTTCCACCATTAATCACACTGGAACCAACAGCAACAGCAATGATACCGGCAATGGCACCAATGATAGTACCCACTTTCTCACCAAATGCTTTTACTGCAACAACACCGATTAGCTTTATCAAAAGCATTGCAGCTAAGGCGTTGGCAATCGTACCCACAATGATCGCAGCAATACCTGTCAGACCAACAGCAGCACCAACTGATGCAGCCGTACCCAGTAAACCTGCCGCTGCACCCCCGGTAAAGACGGCGATAACAATGATCACAATGATCACAACAACTTTAAATAAGCCGGTTTGATACCACTTCTGCTTAACCACCTGATAGCAGTTGAACACGATAAACATGCACGCTGTGGACATTTGAGTCGCATCCACCAGCTAGATAGCAGAATAAATATCTCGTTGAAGTGGGATGATAAACCCTGACTCATCAGCATCATTCAGAGCACTTTTGGCAGAGATATCCACAGACTTACCACCATAGATTTTATTCTTATGGTGTAGTCCCCAGATGTGCATAGCACGCCAACGAGTAGCAGTTTCCTGCCAGTACAGCGTTACGTGATCCACAGTGAAAGGTGTGGTTGCAACATTGTCTGTGCCGTTATAAACAATCTGAGAGAAGTCATCATCAGCGTTGACGACAAACCAGCAATCACCGACTTTATGCTCAGAATCTCTCATCCCTGATCCAATGGTTTCAGCCATAGCTGACCATGAAACAGTGATGTTGTAGTTCATCAGTTTGTTGCCGTTAATCTGCACTGACATACTTGGCAGAGTAGGGTATGGCACCTTGGTTGGTGCAACTGTTCCGTACAGTGGATCACTTGGATTTGACTGAGCTTGGAGCCATTTAGCCCATGAGTCATTCGTAGCCTGTGCCAGTGCCATCTGCGTTTTATAGTCACCGTATGCAGTAGTCACATTGGTAGACATATCGAGCATGGTCTGGAAGAACTTATACAGATATTTCTTACAGGCATTTTCTTTCACATTAAGTGACACGCCGAAGACGACATAGGCATAGTCGATATCTTTCAGATTCTTATTATCTTTTACCGTTGCAATGATCTTATCAAACTTGGCATTGGTAGCTTTTTTATAAGCCTTCACTGCCATCGGATAATAATCAGTAAACCGGTCATCAGTGATCATATCGTTGTCGATACGGATCGGGATGAACGGAGCAAACATACTGGACGATTCTTTCGGAGAAAACATCGCGTCCAGAGTAGCGTTGCCTGTGCCGAACTCATACAGAAACACCTGTGAACCAAGATAGGTAGAGGTGATTAAGTCCTGTGTGTCGATACGGTAGGTACGCTCGATAACGAGAGATTGCTGTGTAGTAGTCTTTGTCGTGGTAACGGTTACTCCGTCCACCACTTCGGAACTTGTCTCAACGTCAGGCGCATTGTCTGCTGCTGCACCAGTTTGGTTCTGGTACATGATTGAGCGAGTATTACGGATCTGTTGACCGTCAGCAGTATTAGTAATCCCCACATAATCAGTCTTTTCATAGACACCATCGATCTTGACATAAGATCCAGTAGAAGAAGATTCATCGGTTGTTGTCTCATCAGGACGACCGTCAGAGTATGACTTAACAGTCGTCACTTTCTTATTCAAAGTAACGTCAGTGTTTACACCAGAGTAACTGTCAGTAGTCCATCCTGAAGTGGATGGGAAACTACCGGTAGAACCAAGAGAGATGGTTTCACCGGGAATGATGTTTCCTGATACAGCACCCTGAGTTAATGAGTACAACGCATAGATATAGTTCTTGCCGAGGTTCATGCCAGATGGAGTAAATTCCTCTACTGTACCGTCAGCAAGAGTAATGACAATTTTGTTCTGATCATCTTTGTAATCACATACCCAATTGGTATCAATCAGGTCACTGTGATTGGCAAACATGTACTGGTCTGCCCACCAGTCCCATTCTGCAACCCCAGCTTCAGAGTCGAGAATGGTTACTGTGTATTTTGGATCATGCGGAATCTGCTGAGCCAATACAGGTGGATCTATACTGTCGCCAATATAGATGGTTGCAGGCAACAGTCCAATGAGATCATCATACCCAGAGGACTGCGCCCACTTCACAAAGGATCGGAGTCGGATACCGGGGCCAGAAATGTAGCTATTCTGAATAGCTTCGCCCATTGTCTGATTCACAGAGGAATCAGCAATGACCTTTCCAACCACCGTAGTTTTAAGATAGTTAGGACGATCCTTCTCGTCGCCTGCAAGGTTGTAGACAACGGAAGAAACATACGTCTTTTTCTTTTTCTTAAAGCTGAATCCCATCTCTTATCCCAGACTGTTATTGGCTTTCAACGTGCCCAAAATGTTGTTTACAGAGTCATTGGCGAAGTTGCTTGGAGCGGTCAGACCTTCATCAATGGTTTTCTGCGTGATCCATGCATCAGTAAACAGCTTCGCAGCATTCACTTCTGCCTGACGTTTGTAACTGGTGATCTGCTGATCGTACAGAGATTTCTGTTTACCCACAGAACCAGAAACAGCCTGACCATCTGAACGACTATCCAGAGTCTGAGCACGAGCAGTCTCAGCCTGTTCATCAACCAGTTTCATCTGGTGAGTAGTCAGTGTGGTTTCAACCTGCACTTTCGCATACTGAGCCGGAAGAATCGTAGCCAGATTATATCCTGCAATGCCGTAGTTAACAGACTCGGTAGCCAGTTTAGCTTTGGTCAGAGCAAAGTTAGCAGCAGAGGTCTGAGCTTCCAACTGGATAGCAGCAAGCTGAACTTTAGAAGTCTGCAATGTAACCTTGGCAGTAACGGCAGCAATCTGAGCAGTAACAGCCTGCCAGTAAGCCTGATCACGACCCAGTAAGAACTGAGTAGAGTTACCCAGCGTACTGGATACCAGAGCCACATACGCCTTGGTATATTCAGCACCTGTGATACGACTCATCTCAAACTCTTTCTGAAGCAGAGCTTTCATCGCACCCATCATGGTGTTGAATGTACCTACCAGATCATCACCAGTCAGCTTCGTTGGCTGCTGATACATTGCTGAATCAGAACCACCGGGAATCTCGTATTCTGGGCCACTGAGGTCAATATCAGGAATGTCAAAATCAATTCCCTGCATCAGTGCAGCAAATACGCTATTCGCTTCGTTTTCGATATTGTATGTGCTCATTCACGCATCCTAAACAAAAACGCCCCAATTAAGGGGCGTTATTTTTTCGATTATGCTCAGTTAAAACTGCCCGCTGCTTTCTGGGCATTTGCCAGTTCAGCGATTTCAGTGGCTGTAAGCTGAGGTAGAACTTCGAGTGCAAACTCTTTTGCCCAAGTTGATTCTACACGTTCAATTCCAGTACGGCGATCTTTCACTGTACGGATATTGAGGAACTTACGTGCATCCAACATACGGTAAATGCAGTAAGGCACATGGTAGCCTTCTTCAGTTACTTCACCGTAAGGGACAAACTTCTTCACAGTACCAAGGTATTCATTGGCAACAGTAAAGATTTCACCCGGCAGATCCTTTTTCTTTGGATCAAGATTCTGGATACGAAGACGTACCAGTTTCATTTGCTCGTCATGCTGAATCTGGCGAAGGGTACGTTTCTTCACCGGAGCAGCCGAACCAGCAAGAGGATTTGGTTGAGCTTCTTCAGTTGGTGCAGTTGTGCCTTCCATCTTTGCATTGATGCGCTCACGAAGAGTATCAGTGCCGATGTTATTACTGAAATCAATACCCATGATACGAGCACGAGCCATCAGTGCTTGGCGTTCATCTTGTTCAGTTACTTCTGTGTTCTCACCGGTATTCTGGTTTTCGAGGGTGCTCATTGGCTTGTCCTTTACTTGGTTCAAAAATAGGGGAGGCCGAAGCCTCCCACATTACTTAGACTGGTGCAACAGTCTTGATCAGACCAATACGCTCAGAGCGTTTGATCAGGATGCCGTAGTACCATTTGATAGAACTGAAACCAGTTTCACCATATGGATCGTTACGGTCAGCAGTTTGCAGACCCGGCATTTTGGTCATGACAGTGAAGTTCACGGTCTTACCATTGGTCTGGAAACCGATAGTAGTGAACGAGTCATCACCGATAACCAGCATCGGATACACGTCGTAGTGCTCAACACCATTGACGGTAGAGGTACGGTAGCCCGGATTATCAGTCACGGCAGCACCTGCGCCAGCCCAGTGCAGCATTTCTGGCACTTGGATAACACGGAACTTGTCGATAGAACCGATTTCACCGTTCAGTACAGTACCTGCATCAGCGTAGTGCTGAATTTCGATGAAGGCTTTATTGCCGAACAGGTCGGTCATGCCTTTCAGCAGTGGAACCAGTTCAGAACCAACATACATCACACGGGTAGCACCAATCACTTTGGTATCGATCAGACGAGAACCAGTGATGATGGTGGTAGACGTAGGAGTACGGTTGGCGGTCAGAATCTGATCCAGACGCATCAGGGTACGATAGCTAACCAGTGAGGCTGGGATTTCTGGGTTAGAACCAGAAGCAGCAGTAACTTCACCAGTTACAGTTGCATCAGAG